CAACAACTGTTGAGGAAGCTGGTAATATGTCATGGGCAGATATCCACGACTTGACGAGGGGAAACTAATTAGGAGTTGAGAAAAATGAGTGGATATATTAAGACAATGAAAGACTTAGAAGCTGCAACCTATGGACTCAAGGGAGTACATGGTGGCGGTGGAATACTGAAAGCCGCAGGTATTGTTGGGGGATTCGGAACCCCTCACGATGATGCATCCGGAAACCCGTTCAGTGGCAGTGCTGCTGCTAACTTGGGCGACCTATACAATGTTCTTTACGGACAGAAAGTTTGGTCGATGCTAAACCAAGAAGTAAACGCACTATCTATTGTAGCTAAGAGGCCATATACCTCTAGCGGGTGGAGAGTGCTAAAGAGCCGACCTCAAGGTGGGTCAAATTCTGCATTCGGAATTGGCGGTGGAGCTGCTGGCTCCGCTACACCAAAAGCAGACCTTATTGGTGGAGTGCCTGAGAACGAGTCTCTTAGCAACATTGCTGCACTAGCACCTGAGTACGCTAAACTCTATGTGAGCCCAAAGACCGTTGCTCACAAGTTTGAGTTCTCAGAACTAGGAATGGAACTAGCTGCTATTGATGACGGTGTTGGTGACATCAGGGCTATTGTTCGTGAGGACATGGGTAAGCACCACGCAGAATCACAGAACGTTATGCTACTAATGCCTCTTGAGAGAATGAGCGACACTGATAGCGCAACTAATCCTGACAGGAACTACACTTCCTTGATGAAGATAGTTTCATCTGCTGCTGAGATTGGACAGATGTACCTAGATAACGTGACTGCGATAAGCGCAAACGATTCAGGAGTACCTGCCGTATCTACCGAGCTAACAAGAATCTTCGGAGATGTAAGGCCAGTCACTGCTGGTGGAAGCGATAACAGTGAGACTGTTAGCACAACTGCAACTTTCCTAGATGCAGAAGTTGACTTCGGTACTGGATACGCAGATGGAACCGCAAGGGTTCTAACGCTATCAATACTGAATGACATGATTAGAAGAATCAGGCAGAATGGTGGAAACCCGAAGGTAATGTTGACTGGATACGATACTATTCAGCACATATCTGACCTACTACAAAGCCAAGAGAGATTCATGGACAGAAAGGAGATTGTACCAACTCACAATGGAGTTAGAGGACCAAAAGGTGCTGAGGTTGGATTTAGAGTCGCAACTTATTACGACATACCAATCATCCCAGCAAAAGATATGCCTTCAACTGGTCTATCAACAAGCAACAGATTGAGTGACATACTAATCCTAGATACTGACCATCTATGGATGAGCGTAATGAAGCCAACCCAATACTTTGAAGATGGTATTTCCAATGGAAACCCATTCGGTGTTGGCAAGTTGGGCAATCAAGGATTGTACCGAACAATGGGCGAGACATGCTGCTCATTCTTCAAGGGACAAGGAAAGATAACCAACCTAAAGAGTGCTTGAGGTGATTAAGAATGACACACACAGTTAGCATCCTTGAAGACCATAAGGGCATAACGGCTCCCCGTGTCTCCGGTGATGAATACTTTGTAGATGCAGTAATTGATATTACTTCTTACACTGCTAATGGAGAAACTATTCTTGGTTCTTCACTAGGACTAGGTAGAATTAATGCGGTTATTGTGACTGGTGTTTCAACAGACACGATTAGTGGTGGATATTCTGTTTCGGTAATTAGTGCTGAAACAGGAGCAGGAGAAGCACAAGGCGGAAAGTACCTTTCGGGGTCTTCTTTCCAAATTAATGTACCTGCGGCTGGAAACACCGATAACGTTGGCGAAATAAGAGTCCGTGTTTACGGGTTAATTTGAGTAAAACATAAAGTAGCTGCCCTCTTCCTAGAGCATCAGGAAGGGGGTTGCTACCCTCTACTATTAGGTGTAAATATGGTAAAACTTAAACTAAAGCAAAGAAAAATAGACGGTCCACTTGTTAGAAATATGGGTGGTAAAAGATACGAAATAACATATGAAAATGAAGTTGATATGCCATTAAAATATGCTATTAGTATAATGTACAGTTTAGATTATACCTTTACTGAGCAAGATAAAAAGGATTTTAGCAAACTTGGGGAACACCAATTATCTGTTCTCAAAAGAGTGACTAATACTAAGTTAGATGATGAGGTAAAGGCAACACTCGGAATCAGTACAAGAAAGTCAATGTTTGCAAAAAAGAGCAAGCCTTCTATTGTTAAGAAAGAAGAAGAGAAACCAACTAAGGAAAAGGCTTCCCCACTACCCCCTGACTTAGATAAACTTACAGTGAAACAACTACAAGTTTTATTGGCAGAAAGAGATATATCAGCGAAGGGTAGAAAGGCAGACCTCATCAAGGCACTTACGGAGAGTGAGTGAGATGGGAGTTTCAGGTTGCCTGACTAGTGGGGTAATTTCTTCCAGTACGCTTGTTGCTGCTCATAGATGTAAATTAGTCAGCGTACATGTATCTTCAAATTCTAATAACTCAAATCTCATCAAGGTATGGGATAGTAGCGATACTAGTACTTCCGGTGATGTTGAGATTGTTAGAATAAATACGAGTGCAGATAACAGTACTACGGCGTTCAATCAAGAGTATGATATGCATGGGGTGATTGCAGCCGAGGGACTATATGTTCAAATAACAGGTAGTGGGTCTTGCGCCGTGACAATAACCTTTGTGTGATATTATGCCGAGCTTAGAAAACGATACTAGAATGATAATGGCGATACTGTTCGTTGGAGCAGTTAGCGGAGTGAATGTATTAGCATATGCTGAATATGGAATAACGTTTCCATATGGGTCAGAAGCCCATGCAGTGCTATTTGGAATTAGTACCATTGGTGCGATACTGATGATTAAGGTATTATTTGATGTATTTATCAGTGATATGATAGAAGACTTTCTTCTTAGAAGAGCTATTGATGGCTACTGGGGTAGAAAGCAAAGAGAAGAAGAGAACAAGAGAAGAGTCAAGGAATCGCTTAAGCAATTCCAAAGCAATTACAACTTGACTCCTGCTATGTATGGTGATAACAATCTACCAACAATAAAAGCAGAAGAGCAGGGAGTAAGTCCTTCTTTCTTAACGATAGAGAATTAGTGAGGGAGTGATGTGAGTGGTCAGCGAAATTCTATTTGGAATGGATGAGTCAACTCTTGCATATGACTTACAAAGAGCGCATTCTGCTGATATTTGGTTTCTCAGGGCTAGATTCTATTTATGGGGCGGCATCTTTTGTCTGACTAGTTTTGCTTTTGGGCAACTATTAGCAATTTATGGAATCAATACTCTCTCAATGGCTTGGAATGGCGTAGTAGACTTTTGGAATCATTTGTGGTGATTGAATGTCAGTGATGGCGGGATTCGCCATACTGATTGTCGAAGGACTAAATAAGATATATCAAAGAGTTCATGCAATTAATTTTGGAATATACGGAGCAACTAGAGCCGGTAAAACCACAATGAATCATCAACTTAGAACAAGAGGGGAAGTACCTGATATCAAAACAAGAACAGTAGGTAGAG